TGTGGCAAACATATCTATAGCCACCAGCGAAAAATGGCGAGATAAAGCTACTGGTGAGCAGCGTGAAAAAACAGAATGGCATCGTGTTGTGCTGTTCGGGAAAATCGCAGAGGTTGTTGGCGAGTATCTGCGTAAGGGTTCTGAAGTTTATATCGAAGGTCAACTTCAAACACGTAAATGGCAAGATACCAATGGCCAAGACCGATACACCACCGAGGTGGTTGTTCAGCCTTACAAGGGAACCATGCAAATGCTTGGTGGAAAACGCCAAGAGGGATGGGGCCAACCACAGCAACCAAATAACGGGCAACCGTCTCAGCAACGTCCGCAACAATCTCCAGCACCTCAGCAGCAAGGAGGATGGGGACAACCTCAGCCACCTCAATACAATGAGCCGCCGATGGATTTTGACGACGACATTCCGTTCGCTCCGATCGGTCTTCAATACCCGGCTCTTCTGAATTGCATGTAATACCAATGCTTCAGTTAAAACTAATCGCTGGCAGCGTAATGTTCTATAGCCTCTGCGCTGCCCTACTTTACATTCAACAGGCTTGATCATGCTTCCATCTGATTCCAGTGAATTACAAGCGTATGTCATGAAACATAACCGTATGACCCAAGCGCAGGCGCAAGCCTGGTTAGATAAAGAGGTACCGCACTGGAGAACGGAAGAACCCAACGAGCCTGTGGGTGTCATCGAATATAATGATGAAGAAGAATAATGGAATATGGATTGTTAAAAGGTGAAATTGTTGTCGACAATTTTGCAGGTGGTGGCGGTGCTTCTACTGGTATTGAGCTTGGATTAAATAGACACGTTGATATTGCAATTAATCACGATCCTGAAGCTATCGACATGCACAAAGTTAATCACCCTGAGACAGAGCATTATTGTGAATCTGTTTGGGATGTTGACCCTGTTGATGCTTGTCGTGGACGTCCAGTTGGGCTGGCTTGGTTTTCGCCAGATTGTAAGCACTTCTCTAAAGCCAAGGGTAATAGGCCTGTAGATAAAAATATTCGTGGGCTTGCTTGGGTAGCTGTTCGTTGGGCTGCTTTGGTCCCTGTAAGAATCATGATGCTTGAGAATGTAGAAGAGTTCATGACATGGGGGCCAGTTGTAGAAGTGGATGATAATAAATTTAAGCCTTGCCCAGATCGAAAAGGCGAGACTTTTGATGCTTTTGTTCAAGTGTTAACGACTGGTTTGGATAAAGCACACCCGGCATGGCCAGAAATTAAAGATGCTCTTGGTGATAACTTCCCGTATGAAAAGTTGGAACAAGGTCTCGGTTACGATGTGGAATTTAAAGTTCTACATGCTTGTGACTATGGTGCGCCGACTACAAGGAAGCGTTTCTTTATGGTTGCAAGAAATGATGGTGCAGAAATCCAGTGGCCAGAAAAGACGCATGGCCCTGTAGGTAGTGGGCTAAAACCGTTTAAGACTGCAGCCGATATCATTGATTGGTCTATCCCGGTTAAATCAATTTTCAACCGTAAGCGACCTCTAGCCGAAAACACCATGAAGAGAATTGCAAATGTCCTATAGTTAGGGTATAAATTTATCAAAGTGCGGTTTTTGCAACCGCAAGCAATTTCAAACCTCGCCATTGGCGGGGTTTTTTCGTATTTGGGCACAGCCTTGAGTACCTGAGACCTGCTTAGGCAGAGAGGGAGCAGTGCAACTTCTACGGCAATGAAATGGGCGACTGTGAAGTGCGGGAACACCTCACAGCCATCTGACCTATTACGCAAGTCATACGCCAGACCAAGGCCCACCCAGCTCTGCAGAGCGGTGTGGAGTCTACACGAAAGTGAGACTATATGACAAAACTAATAGAACTGCGCTGCCCTAAGTGTGGCGCGAAACTTTGTGAATTTATCGGTACCGTTTCTATTAAGTGCAAGCGGTGCAAGTCAATTGTTAAGGAGAGTGCCTAGAGCGCCATGCGCGGAGGCACCATTGAAACATTCATTCTTTGACAATCGCGTGCAGCTGCTTAATGCAGACTGCCTGACCTACCTGAAAACCTTACCCGACAACAGCGTCGACCTTGTTTTGACGGATCCACCCTACTTCCAGGTTAAGAAAAACGCCTGGGATAATCAGTGGCCAGATGTTGAAACGTTCTTGGCGTGGTTGGACGAGGTAATGCTGGAGTTTTGGCGAGTGCTGAAACCATCCGGCAGCATTTACTTGTTTTGTGGCCACAAGCTTTCGGCGGATACCGAGCTGCTTATGCGCCAGCGTTTTAACGTTCTGAACCATATCATTTGGGCTAAGCCTAATGGACCATGGCGAAGAATGAGAAAAACCGACCTGCGTTCGTTCTTCCCCGCTACTGAGCGTGTTCTGTTTGCAGAGCATTACGGAGCAGAAGGTCATGCCAAAGGCGTGGCTGGGTACGCGAAGAAGTGTGCAGAGTTAAAGAAAGAGGTGTTCGAGCCTCTGATCAACTATTTCAGAAATGCTCGTGATTCATTAGGCATTTCAGCAAAAGAGATCAACCAAGCCACAGGCACTCAGATGTGTTCGCACTGGTTTAGTGCAAGCCAGTGGCAGCTTCCTAATCGTGAGCAATATGAAAAGCTGCAGGCGTTGTTTGCTGAACATGCCGGAAAGCTTGAGCGTTCTCATGATGAACTAACCAAAGAATACGATGCGCTTGCTGGAGCACATTCTTACTGCGAGCAGTCGAGAGGGTGATGTGGTGCTTGATGCCTTTATGGGTTCCGGTTCAACGGGTAAGGCGTGCGTGAAGTTAAACCGCCGCTTTATTGGTATTGAGATGGAAGAAGGCACTTATATGTCGACGGTTGATTCATTTAACCAGTTGTAAAAACGTAAAGCGTGAGGCTCTGATGCTAGAGAAAAAACAACTATGGCTGACCGCTCTAGCTGGAGTTGTCGCCGCTTTCTTTATTGCCAAGGGTGAAAAGGTTACCCAGTTCTTTGCAGGCTGTGTGACTGTCCTTGGTGCGTTTTCTGTTAGCGAGTGGGGGGTGATTGGTGGCTTAATGCTCGGTTTAGCTTCTTTCATTCTCACTTGGGTTTACAAACATAAGAACCACGAAGTGCTAAAGGCAAAGGTAGCCAGCGGAGAACCTCTTGAGGCACTTCTCGATGAGGACGACAGATAATGAAGACTAAAAACAAAATTGTCTGTTCTGTCATGGCCATCATCGCTCTCGTTACTGGCGGAGTGGTTCAAAGTGATTTGATGGTTTCACCAAAAGCCTTGGAGATCATAGGCAATGCAGAGGGATGTCGGTTAGATCCTTATGTTTGCCCTTCTGGCTTAATCACTAACGGCGTGGGAAATACTCATGGCGTGGATGATAAGCCGGTGACTGAAATCCAAGTCGCTGAGGATTGGGTCAGAAACATTAAATCAGCAGAAGAATGTCTCGTTGCTTCAATGGGTGATGCTCCGATGAGCCAAGGGCAAATTGATGCTTTCACATCATTCATATTCAACACAGGCTGCACGCGATTCAGGCATAACCCGGACGGCAGCGAGACACGCATTTATAAGCACATCCGCAAGGGTGACTATCCCAAAGCCTGCAATGAGTTGAAGTTTTGGGTGTATGGGGCTGGGAAGAAGTTGCCCGGCTTGGTGAAACGGAGACAGAAAGAAACGGAGCTATGTTTTGCTAACTAAGATGAACGGCATTTTTATCGTGGCGCTTGGGTTGGTGATTGGTTTCTTCTCTTTGCGTGTCGATTACCTGGAGCAACAGATTGAGTCAAAAGACTCAACTATTGCAACCAAACAGGCCGAACTCGCAACCGTTAAGCTATCCATTGCAACTGTGACGCAGGTAAACACTGAATTAAACGCGACCATTGGCACGCTCACTCAGCATTTAGAGGATGAGCGAAAGGCAGTGAGTTACATGGAAAACTACACTGCGACCGTGGACGCAAGCGTGAATAAAGCGGTTGGTGAACTAAAAGGACTACTACGAGATGAAGAAGATGATTGTGGCACTAAGCGTTTGCCTCAGCCTGTCATTGACCGGATGTGGCAGCACTACCGACCTGAAGGTGGTGACGCAGACTCGTGACGTTGTAGTGCTTCCACCAGCCGCTTACCTTACACCTTGTGAGATTCCATTCGATAGCCCTCCCCTTACAAGGGATGAAGCTGTTGAACGTGACCTGATTTGGAAAGGTGCACTAGAGAAGTGTGGGCAGAAGCCCGACAAGATCAAACAGTGGTACCAAGACAAGCAGGCAGATAAATAGCGGTAAGTAGCGCGAGCACTTTCCATTACTAAATCCATTGCTTTCATTAAAGCCAGCGTTTGCTGGCTTTATTTCTAAGCGGCCTTATGAGGCTGTTTAGGAATAACTGAAATGAGCATTAACCCGGATGAGGACAGACCATGTAGCGGCTAACTCCCAAGTGGGCGGGTAACGATAACTGAACGGGCAGACGATGCGTTCGTTACGGAAACCAATCTCATGACAGCTACTGGCTAGACAATCCACTGGCCATTAGCAAACCCGGACCAACGAACGGAATAGTCGATAGATATGTAGGTGGTGCGCTGGATTGTGCATGTCCAATCGACGTAATGAGGTAGCTATGTTTGAAGCAATTCTGAATACACAAGGCGCGGCACTGGAGAAGTTAATGAGTAACCAGCCAACCGCTAACCCAACAAAGATGGATTTAGCCAAGCAACGTCTAGAAGAAGCTATCTGCTTAGCTATCCAGGCATCAAAGGAAGTGACCGATGAAGTTAATTGATAACTGGAAAGAGTCAGGAAAGCTGTGGACCATCCAGTGGTCGCTGGCCGTCGTGGCTATGAACCTGCTGGCTTCTCTACTCCCTTTGGTTCAGGTGCATGTGAGTGTGCCAGTGTATGCAGGGCTGAACGCCACTGCAGCTGCGTTGACGATCATCTTTCGTGTTCTGTCTCAGACACCGAAGCCCGAGTGATTGCGACCGTGGTCGCAATGGGTCCTTCCGGCGTATCTGGAACCCCACGGGGGCGTGACCTCGCAGAAAAGCTCTCGTTAAAATTTTTTTTTATTTTGGAGGTTTCCGGTTTCCGGTCAAAAACCATGAATGAGCAACCTATTCAATCCAGACAAGAAGTTTACGCAGTCGGATGTAGCAAAGCTCCTTGGCATTTCAGATAGACAGGTCCGAAACCTTATGCAACAAGGGGTTATGCCTGCTGCTATAGGTAGAAATGGCATGGACCCGCTAGCGTGTAACCACGCGTACAACTCGTATTTAAGACAAGCAAAAGCCGGAAATCAAAAACCGGAAACGGACGATGATGAAGAGGAATCGTTCGAGAAAATGGAGCGAGAGCTCAAGCTCGAAGAGAAAAGAGAAAGAGTCGCAATGCTTAAAGCCAAGCGAGTCCTTTTCGAGAAGAGCTACGCAC